TAACCAGTTCAAGTAACACAGGATCAAGACCAGCATCGACATAATCATAAGTAGTCTTAACTGTGAACCGTCTGGTCACGTCGTCATACAGAATTCTAAAGCCAGCTAAAACAGCAGAGTATATGGAACTATAGCTGTTTGTTAGATCAGGCAGTCCTGTAAGATTTCTTGCCACGTATCTGTATTCTAACTTAGCTTCGCTGATGTTAGGAGTAATCTCGAATGGGCATACATAAGTATCACCATTAATAATGATTGGTTCTAGCACACCAGCATCGAAGCTTACTTTATCAGAGCGAGTAGGCACTAGCTCTGTCTGTGAGAATTGACTAACAATATATGTGAAAATCTCATTGGAATGTACGTCTGATCTTTTAATAATAGCTAAAGAATCTTGCAGCGGCATTTGTAACACTGCGTTTAGGTTTTGATAGTTCTTTTCAGACACCAAACCATTCACGGCCCTGGCGAAATCACGGGCATTTATTCGTGTGTCTTCGATAGATTCTTTATTCACACCATCACTAGACACGGAGGGGTTAGTCACAAACATGTTCACAATACGAGGGTCCGCTGACAGATCGTCATAAAACCGCTCTAATATATTGATCTGGTCTGCTATGATCTTTCCATCCTTGCCTTTGGTTTCGTAGACAGATATACTTATCTGAGAATTAGCAGTAGGGAGTCGGCCATAAATGCCGTTACCGAATGTGAATACTATCTTATTCTCAAATACGCTCACAGTATAGCCTTTAGCGCCATAAGGGATCGTGTAAACATTATCGTACTGCGTCCATAACACATCATCTACATACACTTCGGTAGTGTATATTTGATCTATGAACGCTACCTCCAGGGAATAAAACTGTAGAGGCTGAAGCATAGGTGTTCTATAAGTATGCTTCTTGATTAGATACTGGTTACACGTGACTACAAACTGCACATACTGTTTTCCATCCACTGTGGATGTTTCAATCACATAAGGAATCTTTGAGATGCTATTCTCTTCGATCCGCAGCAATGATTGAATACCTGAATCATCGTCAAAATAAAAAGATACTTGATAAGGCAATAACCAAGAGGCTCCGCCTGCTGAAAACTTAGTGTTCACCGGCATGGTAAACTTTAGCTTAGTGAAGTCCTTCGGGATGGATATAAGCACATCCACGACCGACGGTACCGCATTAGGAATTGTATACGACAGTTGTTTGGCAATATTCAGAACAGACTCAGGCAGTACAGCCTGAGTCAAAAATGCCTCTTTGTAAGTCATTGCCGAATAGAAGAGCGAGTCAAGTCCCAGTGCTGACAGCGCGTCAACAAAGAAAGCGGTGAACCCGGACTCATACAAATCCGGGTTCTCGCTCTGAAACTTCTCTTCTAAAAGGGTGACTAATTCCTGACGTAGTTCGTTGTATTCAACAGGAAACTTCTCAGAAAGTGCCATTTAGTATTTTTCCTTAGTTAAAGCTTAAAAGCCTGGGCCAGCAATATCACCACCACTATCATGAGCTCGGCCGAGACCATCAAGATAGCTCTTAGCGCCTGTTACTGCACCACTGACTAACTGTCTGGCCTCATCAAGTACCCAGCTCTCGAAAAAGACTAGGTCTGTTGAGAAGTCAACGGTCAGGTCTTTCTTTTCTACTGTTGCGATATCAGCTGCCAAGCCATCGGTAGGAACCTTAGTTGGCCATACGCCGTCGCACTTGCAATAGAATTCAATCTGATTCGTAGCTGCGCTCATGTTCGGTCTCATGTAAACCACAATAGCGGAGCCTTTATAGCTAGACTGCACATAAGAGCCCTGTCCATTATAGTCAGAGTTAAACTTGTCTGCGAAGCCAAGTACGTTACTTCTGATGTAACGCTGCCAACGCAGGATTGTGTTGAATACAGGCAAGCTGGAATATTCAGTGAAAGTCAACGATAGAGTATCACCGACAGCCAGTGCTGCAGGCACATGAAACTTTACGCCACCGAGGGCATTTACTGTTGCTTTTTCCATGGTGTAGTCTGGAAGAGTTACACCTGTGTTAACAGCAGTTAATACGCTGGAAGCCAGCACGGTTTCGACGCCGCCCTGTCCTGAGTTTCCTGACTTGTTAGCATCACCTGCACCTGATGAAAAGATTGCCCCAGGGAGGTTGAAGAACACTAGAAAGAATCCAGAGATATATGGATCTGTCTGTGACTTCGAACCACCGAAGAATCTGTTTAGTTTGTTTTCAGCAAACGGGTTCATTGTTTTTCCGGTCTGGTCGCCCATACTTGAAATCCTCCTTCGATATGTTAATTATAGTAATGTCACTTTTCAGGGTATAAGCATTGTGGTACTAAGAAGCTAATATGAATCAAAGTTCCTACAAAGCCTCCGTATTCCTTAGCTCTAAGTATCTTTACAGTTTGTTCATATAAGCCTATTAGTAGCGCGAAACTAAATGATAGCTGAGCAATTAATCGAGACACTGGTTGTTGATATCTTCTTTCTCTCAGCTTGGTTCTCAACATCAAAGCTAATATTAGTTTCGGATCTGACTTTACGACCTTAGCATACGCAACCATAGGATAAGCCATGGCTAGGAATGCTTGGTTAAAGAAACGAGCTAGAAATGTATAAATCATTCGGGGTTCATCGGGATAGCTATAACTGATAATCTTAATTGCTTCTTTCGCTACTTCTGCAGCACAAGCTTTAAGTTCAGCTGCTTCTACCTTAGTGGTCAACAACTTATAAGTGAAGACGCGTTCAGCAGGTACAGCTAACACAGCAATAAAGTTAGCTCCTAATTCACCTCGAAATGTTTTGTATTCAGCAGCATTAATTGATTCAGGCTCAAATTGATCCAGCGCTTTCGCTGTAACCTTTATCAAGTCTAGAATCTTATCCCGGTAAACCTTCTGGGCTGCTGCCAGCTTGGTTACCGTTTCTTTCACATAAATCTTCATAGACCCTGCTAACGCATTAGAATGCGTGAGCTGTCCTGAGAAGAGTTTAGTTAATAAATCTTTTTTATCCTTCACAGGGAGCGAATCCCACGAGTCCTTCTTCTCCTGTTCCATAGCTAAAACAACTCGAGACTTCAGAGATTTCTTAATAGTCTGAAGATTTCCTAAGATTTCCTCCTGACTAGTGCCGTCCTGTATGGTTGAGAGTTCAGACATACCTTGGGCTAAAAATTTCTGAAATAACTTGTTCACACTTTGGAACGTTGCTGTCCTTTGGCCAAGCGCTGTTTTATGAACTAATTGATAATCCTTACAGGCGTGAATAACAGCAACTAGATTAGGTGAGGCTAGTGCTCTTCGCACCATACTTAAATCACTACCTGTCACCGCATGCACTGCTTCTCCGAACTTTGCTTTGTCTTTAGAGAATAAATCGTGGTCAGCCAGTGCGTGGAACATAGCATCAACGTCTCCGGAGGTCAGAACCTCTGTCAGTTTCGCTTTGTCTGTAACGGATTGAATCACAGGACTCTGCGTTAAACAAGTGAGGAGGACTGGCATATAAGCCAATCCGCCTCGTTGTTTAGTTTCTTTCAACGCTGACGAGATGGCTGAAAGGATAACTAGTGCTTTCAGCTCGTCTGTCATCTATAATTCCGTTACTTGGTTACGAAGTAGTTCAGGAAGATCTTTTCAACTGTGGAGGTGGCGTGCAGATAAATGTCCGCATGGAACGTGTTTGTCTGTCGTTCATATTCTGTTGCGAAGACGCTGACAGAGAATGAACGCAAACCACGCCTGTTCTTGATGTTAGTCAAGAATGAGTGGACTTTTACCTGGAAGTCGTTCCAAGTGAAAGCATCGTTCTGATCGAAGACGTAATATAGTGCGAAGTTCTTAAGAGCTGCGTCAATGTAAAGCACAAGTCTTACAATGTTCAGATCTCGAAGTGCTGATGGTTTGCTCCAAGTGGTCTGCTGGCCCCAGATAACATATCCTGGCTTCAGCCTTGCAATTGGATTCAGCTGCACAATATACATATCGTCACGGTCTACTTTGTTTGGATACAGAGCGGCTTCTTTGACACCATTCAGAGCAGCGCGGTTGAAGCCCGCAGGTGCCCACCACGGATCAGCAACTGTATCATTATAAGGAATAACCGAGCTCATCCAGTAAGATGGAGATACCCAAATATCCCTGCCTGTGAATGGATCGTAAACTCTGGTATGGTTTTCATACAGAGCAACGAAATAACTGTTGAAGTTATTCACAGACTGCCTGTCGGCGACAGCGCTTGCCACTGTTCCATGGATACCGTTGTCAAGGATACCTACGCAGTCACCCCTGAGTGTCTGACATAAGTTCACAATAGCTGTTCTGACGTCAACATTATAGTCACCGTCGAATACCACTGTGAAATAAATCAGGTCAGTGTTGATAACTGAAGCATCGATTAATCCAGAGTAAGCGTCTGCCAGCAATCTGTAAGCGCCTACATCAGGATCGGTCCAGTTAACTGTTCCATCAGCATTCAGGAAATCACCTTCGGTTCCATATTCCAGAGGCTTGATTGTATCGAATGGCTGTGCTGCATTCCATGCAACAGGAACAGCGTCGATTTCACGAATCCACTGCGAGTTGACTTTGGCAGAGATAATCTGCGAGAATTCATTCACAATATCTTCCACAAAGATTGAGCGGCCATTCAGCTGCTGTCCTGTGTAGAAAGATACTAGGAAGGATTCCTGAAGCACATCATCGCCATCGCTGTCCTTAGCATACACATCAAGCACATAACCTTTAGAAACAGTAGCTGACGCTGTAAGATTAATGCTGATGTTGTTGTAGTACTGTCCTCGTCCGCGACCATAGAAAGCACAGAATCTGTACTGACTAGCTTCAATCAACTTAGTGTTGACTTCGGCTGTTGAGTTAATCTGGTCAATCTTTTCGATCAGGACATTACCGGTGAACCCGCTGGCGTCCTCGAACTTTAAGAAGATGTTAGCAAAGTTAGCATCGTTCTTACCAACTGGCACATCAAACGGCAGCATACGAATATAGTACATACCGGCCGAGTTGCGTAGGAAATTTACAGCATTGTACATTCCCTGACCCCACTGGTCGATATTCGGATTGCCGCATTCTTGTCTTATTGCTTTTTCTGAGGAGGCGAACATCAGAGTGTTGTCACGACCTTTCTCAGCTAGTAAAGCAATAAAGCCAATGGTGCTTGGTACAGCTTCTACGTATAAAGAGAGATCCGTGATCTTTCTGTATACACCTGGGCTAATAGCATTCATTGTCATAGCCTAATTCCTCCTGTATTGATTATTCATCCATTTTATTAAATGTGTCGCCTTTGAGGCCGACATCGAGCCTATTGCCTGATTTCAAGTGCTGGCCATAACGTTCCATACCGCCACCAGCTTTATTTGTTGCCTTTTCGAGTGTTTCGTTGATACGACTTTCTCTGCCCGTTAATCGTCTATCGTCCTTGTACATACCAAGGATCCAATCTTTATCTTTTGTGGCCATAACGAAATCACCCCCCTCTTCACATAAGTTTATCTTTTTTTGTGTTTCTGTTCTGTACGGTTGATAATTGAAATTTAACTAAATAGGTTGATTAGTTCAACAACGATTCCTGCTACCATGCCTATCCCTAGAATAACCACTGTACCTTTGATAAGCGAGAGAAATAACTCTTCCAGGATGGGACCGCCATGGCCCCGTTTACCTATCC